TATCAATTGGATCCAAAGCATTCCGGGAACTCCGGCAAATGTCTATACATGGACTCCTGTAGCTGCCCCCCAGTATTACCCAGAAGATGACTACTTAAAAAGTTTATCTATTTATATAGCGGCGCAACTTTTACCGCTGTTTATTACCGGACAATCTTTATAGTGGTGCGGTTACCACTGTGTTGCCGGACAATCTTTAAAGTGGTGCGGCTACCACTGTATTTATTTAAAATAATTTAATTAAATCTTCCTGTTCTGTGCCTTTAAGCAACTTGGCAAAAACAGGATGAACAACATTAAAATCTCGGAAATCGGTTTGATCAATCAAATTTTCTAAATCTGCGACCTCCTCCCGAGTTATATCATAATTAATATTTAACCAACTAAGACAATTCTCATAATCTTGTGATTCATTGTCTGACACCATGGCACTTACTTTATAAAAGTAATCTCGATCCATTTTGTTAATGAAATGTGGTACCTCACTAGCATGTTCCAGTTTAAACTCATCAATGTGGTCCAGTACTTCTTGGTCTACTGGCATGGATGGTCTTAAAGTTTTTTGGGCTTGTCGCCTTATACTTTTACATTTATCTTTATTAGGTGGTACTCCGTGAGACATTTTCCAATTGCATAGCTTCTCGAATATTGGAAGTCCCTTTGCCCACTGTAAATCGCATTGTCCAGTGGCATAATTCCATTCTTCAGGGGTTAGTGTGCATGAAGTTGCTTTATAACTAAACCCCTTTACAAATTTCTCTAGGTGTCTAAGAACTCTATAGTGTGTCTTGCCCCCTCTTTCAGTTTTAAAGCAACTGGTGGAGCAAAAATCACCTAATTCTATAGGTCCTTTCTTTAAAAATTTCAAAACTTGTCCTAATCCATGGGATTTAGTTTCCATGGTAGGAGTAAATACTTCTTTATATGCTGCTATTATTTCCGCTTTCTTTTGGTCAAAGACGGTTTTTCTGATATATAAGCTGTTGTCGTCACCAGCACAACGAGCACTAAAATCTTTGGTGTCTAAATTGGCACACCAAGCAACAAAAGTAATATAACATGACATCCTCATTGTGTTAGAAAATGAAGTGTCTGGATCGCCTGAATTAAGACGTCCTTTTTGTATCATTTTGAAAGTTGGTTTAAATAATTTACTTTCTTTTTCGAATACTCCAGTTTCTATTTCAGAGAGAAACTCGGTTAATGCAATTCTACTGTGTTCCATTGGAAATCTGAGAACTTGACCAGTTTTATTAATGTGTTCGAAGGTCTTGTCGTATATATATTTGTCGACAAGTTGCCTATTATATATATGTTGGCACGAATCGAATGCTTTGCCATCGCCGTCCAACTTAATACAATCATCGCCTAATTTTTCAGCGATCTTACCCAAATCAAAACCTTTTTCTTTATAATTCTTACCTGATACGTATTCCTCGATATTTTTCTTGAATATTCGTTCAAGCTCCCATACAATAGGGCCTGCGACCATCTTCTTATAAGTTGAAGGGCCACAAATGCACCTAGCTTTATCATCGCCTCCGCCTTGAGTTTGAAGTTCACTCTTGACGAAGTTTTTATAACTCCTTAATAATTTAATTAATTTCTTATCTTTAGTAGTGCCTACCATTGAATCGACGTTAGTTTGACACTCATCAATGGCAGCTCTCTGTTTGTTATTGAGGTGGT